GTGTTAACGCACCCGCAGGTGGATCAGCACCAGCAACTCAAGTAGAGGATACTCCTGCTCCGGCGGCCAAAGCAACACCGACTCCTGTGAGTAGTTTTGATGATGAAGATGATACTCCTGTAGCTAGTGCTCCTGTATCTACTTCAGCACCAGCGGCAACATCTGATAAAGCACAAGACATCCTTGCGATGATTCGTGCTCGTCAAAAAGCCTAAGCATTAAGCCAAAATAATAGCATAAGAGGCAACTTTTATGCTATTATATCTACTATAACTCAAAGGAATAATAATGGCAAAGCCATACGACTTCAGTAAATTCCGTAAGGACATTACAAAATCTATTGACGGAATGTCAATTGGATTCAACGATCCAACAGATTGGGTTAGTACAGGCAACTTTGCTTTGAACTATCTTATCTCTGGAGATTTTAATAAAGGTATTCCGCTAGGCAAAGTAACAGTATTTGCTGGCGAATCTGGCGCAGGTAAGTCATACATCTGCTCTGGAAATATTGTTAAGAACGCACAAGACCAGGGTATTTTTGTTGTATTAATTGATACAGAAAATGCTCTTGATGAATTATGGTTACACAACCTTGGCGTCGACACAAGCGAAAGTAAATTGCTCAAACTCAACATGGCTATGATTGACGATGTAGCAAAAACTATTTCAACATTTATGCAGGACTACAAATCACTACCCGACGGTGAGCGTCCAAAAGTATTGTTTGTAGTTGACTCCTTGGGTATGTTATTAACGCCAACTGATGTCAATCAGTTTGAAGCTGGCGATATGAAAGGTGACATGGGCCGTAAACCTAAGGCACTTACAGCACTAGTTCGAAACTCAGTAAACTTTTTTGGTAGTTATAATGTTGGCATGGTATGTACTAACCATACCTACGCTAGTCAAGATATGTTTGACCCCGACGATAAAATCTCTGGCGGTCAAGGTTTTATTTATGCGTCAAGTATTGTTGTTGCTATGAAAAAAATGAAACTCAAAGAAGACGAGGATGGCAACAAGATTAGTGATGTTATGGGTATTCGTGCTGGTTGTAAAGTTATGAAAACCCGTTATGCTAAACCGTTTGAAGGAATGCAGATTAAGATTCCGTATGAAACAGGTATGAATCCGTATAGTGGTATGGTAGACTTAGCTGAAAAGCGTGGCTTACTTAAAAAAGAAGGCAACAGTTTGGCATTTGTCAGTAGCGATGGCGAAGTTATCAAACAATTCCGTAAAAAATGGGAAGCCAATGAAGATGGTTGTCTTGATAAAATTATGCTAGACTTCGGAAAACAGCAAGAAACAGTAAGTACTGATGACACACCAACGGAGGAATAAGAATGTCAGTAGATTTAGCAAGAGAAATTTATAACGAACTAAAGCGTTTTGTAAACACAGTAGACAAAGACGAAGCTGCTGAAACACTGGTAGCAGTTTTAATCGACAACGACATCGATGCTGATGATATCAAAGACACTTTTAAGACCGAAACAGAAGTTAAACGGGCACTTACAAGCTACCTAAAAGATCATCAAGATGACGAAGAGGAAGACGACGAAGAAGACTTTGAATACGATGACGAGGAAGACGACTATTAATGTGGTATAGCCGTGTAACAGCCGACTTGAGTGCAATCCCAGATTTTATTGCACACTACGAAACTGAACTCGAACATGCTAAAATGGAATGCCGAGTAGGTGGTATGGTTGAAAAGAACATTACCAACTTACCTGGTATTACCGAACATAGATTTAATCAACTTCAAGAAATTGAAGCTGTTTTAAATTATCTTAACATTCAACTTAGAAAAATTCGTCGTAAACATTTTCAAAAATATCTCGAAGGATATGCTCGTGCTTTAACTAGTCGTGATGCGGAAAAATATGTTGATGGAGAAGATGAAGTTATTGATTTTGAAACATTAATCAATGAAGTGGCCTTATTACGCAATCGCTACTTAGGTATTATGAAAGCAATGGAATCTAAAAACTTTATGCTAGGGCATATTGTTAGACTTAGAGCCGCCGGAATGGAAGATATACAGGTATAACATGTTTAAAAACGCAGACGAATCGCATCAACATAGTTTACAAATTCTTAATCAGTTAGGAAACTATGAAGATTTTATGTTATCAATTAAAAATCTTGCCGATATAGGATGTGGATCTGGTAAAGATTTAGAATGGTGGGCCACCCGTACAGCTAGTGATGATCGAGCTACCCCACTTAATATCTCGTGTCAAGGTATAGATATTATGGATAGTTTAGCAGTGGCTAAAAAATATCCTAATATTACATACCAACGAGCAGACTTTGAAACTACACTGCATACGCCTCCGGATAAATTTGATGTACTTTGGTGTCATGATACTTTTCAATATGCCGTTAATCCAATTCAAACATTAATTAATTGGAGAACTATCACTAGCAATGGTGCTATGTTAGCCTTAGCTGTTCCGCAAACTACTAATGTACGTCACAAAGATTTAGATTTTAGTCAGAAAGATGGCTGCTATTATCACCATACTATAGTCAGTCTTATTCATATGTTGGCCTTAACAGGGTGGGATTGTCGTGCTGGATTCTTTAAAGTAGATCCAATTGATAACTGGATTTATGCTGTAGTATATAAAAGCAATCAAGAGCCTAGAGATCTTAAAACTACTCGCTGGTATGATTTGGCTGACGCAAAATTATTGCCTGATTCTGCCGAAAAATCAGTTATGGCCCGGGGCTTTTTACACCAACGAGATTTAGTATTGCCCTGGTTGGATAAGAGTTTACAGTGGCTCGGAGCCCAATGATAAGTTAGTACTCACTTACAAACCCCTAAACACAGGGGTTTTATTTTGGTTGACAACAAATTTATATTTTGCTATACTCGTATTATAGTAACAAAAATAATTAAACATGAACGAAATTTATAACGTAACTTATTCAGCGTATCACCCAGGTAGTACTGAAGTGATTAGTGAAGGCACTATGCCAATTCATGCTACTTCATTTTATCTAGCCGAACAAACTGTTAAGGTTATGTTTTCGGGCGCAGAAGTTATTATTCGCTATACAAATAAACAGTAGTTGACAATTAAATCGTTATACCATATAATAGTATTATTAACAATATAGTTAAGGAGCTAAAAGATGTCTACAATTTTAATTAAAAATGGTGTATATCGTAATCAACCTGTAAACAATGTTTCATTTACATTAGTTAAAGGTTATCAAACTGGAGCCAAAGGAGGCTATGTGACTGTAAAATCTGAAGGCTTTTTTGGTGAAGAATACGACGATGTTCGTATTAAAGTAAGTTCAATTGAAGACTTAGAGTTTGTAACTGAATCTGTTCCTGTTGGTGAATTTGTTGCGCCAATTGTAACCAAACCTGCTACAGAATCGGATGATGAAGTTATGGATCGTATTGAACAACGATTTGAAATTTTACATCAAATGACTCGTGCTACAATTTCAGGAGATGTCCGAGCTATGATTGTAGTTGGCCCTCCAGGAGTAGGTAAGTCATACGGTGTAGAATTTGAACTTGAGAAGTCAGGATTATTTGACAAAATCTCAGGTAAAAAAATTAAGTATGAAGTAGTCAAAGGGGCGATGACTCCAATTGGTTTATACTGTACTTTATATCGCCACAGTGACGCTAACAACGTTTTGGTATTTGACGATTGTGACTCTGTGTTCCAAGATGAATTGGCGCTAAACATTCTTAAAGCCGCATTGGACTCTGGCAAGAAGCGTAAAATTCACTGGAATTCAGATAGTGCTATGTTGCGCCGCGAGGGTGTTCCAGATATGTTTGACTTCAAAGGTGGTTGTATTTTTATTACCAACTTAAAGTTTGACAATCTTAAATCTAAGAAAATGCAGGACCATTTAGAAGCATTACAAAGTCGTTGTCACTTTTTGGACTTGACATTGAATACAATGCGTGACAAGTTTTTGCGTATTAAACAAATTTTCCGCCAAGGTCAGTTGTTTAAGGATTATGATTTTAGTCCAGAGCAAGGTGAAGAAATCCTAGCATTTATGGATACCAATAAAGATAAATTGCGTGAAATGTCCTTGCGTATGGCTCTTAAATTGGCAGACTTAACCAAAGTATCGCAAGAAAATTGGAAGGCTTTGGCGGCTAGTACTTGTATGAAGAATAGCTAAAAATTTTACTTACTTTATAACTCAAGGTAAGTACAAGGTAGCTCCTGGGCTAGGAAACTAGCCCGTTTTATCAGGCACCCATAAAACGGTGCCTGTTTTTTTGCTCTTTGCATACTAAGTATGCTATAATAAGTGATAATGCGAACAGCTATAATAACAATCCGTGATGAGGTTAATATCAAAATAGAAGGTCTGGAATTGGATGCCAGACGGAAACTAGTAAACACATTTAAGTATGATGTGCCTGGTGCTAGATATTTGCCCGCAGTTAGACTGGGACGATGGGACGGCAAAGTTTCCTATTTTCAATTGGGTGGGTCAACTTATGTAAACTTACTTCCTGAAATTATTCCTATACTGGATAGTTATAACTATGATATTGAGCTCAATGATCTTCGTGATTATTCTACTAATTTTGATTTTGAACGAGTAACCGAAGAAACCTTTAGTCATATTAATTGGGGCAAAGATCATCCTATGGAGGGCCAGCCAATTAAATTGCGCGACTATCAAGTTGAAATTATCAATAACTTTTTAGAAAATCCGCAAAGCATACAGGAAATCGCCACAGGCGCAGGTAAAACAATTATGACCGCGGCACTAAGTCAACGATGCGAAGCTCACGGCAGGACCATTGTAATTGTACCTAATAAAAGTTTAGTAACACAAACAGAAAAAGATTATCGTGGCTTAGGTTTAGATGTTGGAGTTTACTTTGGAGATAGAAAAGAGTGGGGCAAGAAACATACTATTTGTACTTGGCAATCTCTAAACATACTTCTTAAAAATACTAAAAATGGAGCAGATGTTACAATACATGACTTTATCGAAGATGTGGTTTGTATTATGGTCGACGAAGTACATATGGCCAAAGCTGATGCTTTAAAAACATTACTCACAGGAGTAATGAGTCGAATTCCTATTCGCTGGGGTCTAACTGGAACTGTGCCTAAAGAGCCATATGAGTTTCAGGCATTGAAGTGTAGTTTAGGCCCGGTTATCAATCAACTATCAGCCAGTGAACTTCAAGATCGCGGAGTACTAGCACAATGTCATGTTAATATTGTACAATTAATTGACCATGCTGAGTTTTCTAATTATCAATCTGAACTTAAATTTTTACTAGAAGAACCCGATAGACTTGATACCATAGCACAATTAGTTGACAAAGTTAATGCCACAGGCAATACATTGGTATTAGTGGATCGTGTAGCAGCAGGACACGCTATTGTAGAAAGACTAGGAGACAAAGCAGTATTTGTCAGCGGAGCAACTAAAGGAACTAAACGAGATGAAGAATACGCAGAAGTGGCAACAGCTACTGGAAAAGTTATTGTTGCTACTTATGGTGTCGCTGCTGTGGGGATTAACATACCTCGTATTTTCAATCTTGTTCTTGTGGAGCCAGGCAAAAGTTTCGTCCGTGTCATACAAAGTATTGGTCGTGGCATCAGGAAAGCTGAGGATAAAGACTTCGTCCAAATCTGGGACGTGACTAGCACTTGTAAATTTGCCAAAAGACACCTAACCAAACGCAAACAGTTCTACAAAGAAGCAAACTACCCATTTACTCAAGAAAAATTAGAGTGGAAATAGTTGACAAACCCAAATATGATGTTACAATAATACTATGCGAATATTAACTTTAGACAACGAACCATACGACTTAGATCATCTTCCCGAAGAAATAGATGATATGCGATTTAGTATTTTAGATAACTCCAATCCACAAGATCCAGATTATCACTACATTCCATTAATCTTTTTAGAAAGTTTTAATGCTCCTGCGTTAGTGTTAAAAATTGGTGAACATAAAGTTCGTATGCCTGTTGATTGGCAACTATTAATCGGTGAACCAGACTTTGGTGACTTAGAAGTTATACCATTATCAGCACTTAATGATCGCGGGTTTAAAGCATTTCAGTTTAATCCAATCACAAGTTTTAGACCAAGTTTTCTTGATGTAGAAATTTTAGATGTGTATCAGGATGTAGCGTGGTATGCCCCTAAACTTAAAAACGGACAGATGTTATGTGTTCCTTTAAGTGACGGCAAAGAACCGGAATGTGTATATTTTGTCAAAGATATCAGTCGTACTTGCGAAGTAGTAGATTATAATAAGGCATTTTAATTCATGGACAAATTAAGCATCAGCAACGAAATGACACAGTTTGATCGTAAGAATCGAGACTTTTACGACAGCTTGACTGACGAAGAGCGTAAAAAGTTTTCTACATTTCTAATGATTAGATATGGTAGTAGTGTAAGTGGTGGCAGAGATTTACAGGAATTTTATCTTATTTCTGCTAACGAAAGACTTAATAAGAATTTCTTCTCCTTACACAAGCATCCTAAACTACAATGGCTAATGGCAACAACTGTAAGTCCTGGTATGGGAACATTTAGGCATAATTGGATAGCAACAAAGAAAAAAGAACCCAGCTCAAGTAGTATTAAAAAACAAATAGCGGAATGGTACCCACAATTAAAAAACGATGAAGTAGAGCTAATGGCAAGAATTAATACTAAAAAAGAGATAGACGCACATATGAAACAATTAGGACAGGAGAGTAAAAAATGATTTGGTTTTTTTCAAAACAATCTAACCCAGCAGAGCCAGATTTCAATCAAGTAGAATATATTGATACAGACGGCACAGTATATAGATATAAGCCGGTAAAACATATTACAGCCAACGAAGTCGCTAGGCTTTTACCGTTGTTTTTAAATCCCAATACTACAGCAGCAGATTCAATTGCTTACATTAAAAAAGAAAATTTAGAACGAAACTTTGTTATTAACCCAGAAGAATGAGTTATACTTGCCAGTATTGTAAGAAGAATTTTATCAAAGAATCTTCTTTGACTGTGCATTCTTGCGAGCCTAGGCGGCGTAGACAAGAAAAAGATGAAGCTGGAGTTAGATTAGGATTTAATTCTTATATAAAATTTTACGAATTAACCCAAGGATCAGCTAAGTTAAAAACCTATGATGATTTTTGTGAAAGTCCTTACTACAAAGCCTTTGTAAAATTTGGCAGATATTGTGTAAACACAAAAGTTATTAATCCGGCTCGCTTTACAGAATGGGTACTAAAGCAAAATAAAAAATTAGACTACTGGTGTAGTGATAAACTCTATGAAGAATATTTATTATTCTATCTTAAAGTAGAACGAATGGAAGATGCGTTGGCCCGTGGTATAGAACACGCACTAACATGGGCCGAAGAAAAGGAAGCGCCGTCGCAAGATTATCTGCGTTATGGTAATCACAATGTTATAACAAGTTCTATAGTCAACGGCCGTATTAGTCCGTGGATATTATATAATTGTGAATCGGGGCAGAGATTTTTATCTGAAATGAGTACAGAACATCAAGCAATGGTGTGGACATATATAGATCCTGATGTATGGACAAAAAAATTAAAAGACGATCCAGCTAATCGTATTGAAGCACAAGAATTATTACAAAAGGCAGGATGGTAATGTCAGCAGATATTGATATCGATTTGGCCGATAGAGAACAAGTATTAAAACTTATTCAGGCTATACCCGCACGACAATTACATCAAGGGCAAGTTCGCAAGCATAATTCGGGTGTTTATGTTACTGACATTCCTTATGATCCAATTAACCAATGTGCGGCTATTACATACGAAGAAGCAGAACAACGCAATTATTTTAAAATTGATTTATTAAATATGTCAGTTTATCAACTAATTAAAAATCCAGAACATTATGAAGAAATATTAAAGAAAGAGCCACCTTGGAAAAGACTGTGGACTGATATTGAGTGGACTAAACAACTAGCCCATATAGGTAACTATACTGATTTATTAATAAAAATGAAGCCCGATTCAATTCCAAGGATGGCGGCCTTTATTGCTATTATTAGACCAGGCAAAGCGCATTTACAAAATTGTACTTGGGAAACTGTATTTGAATCTGTATGGGATGGCAACGACACTAAGGGGTTTATTTTTAAACATTCGCATTCAATAAGTTATGCGGCTTTAGTAGCCTTGCATATGAATTTATTGGACGAAATCAGTCCATTCGCCGAACTAAAGTAATACTCTTACGCTTGGATTTTTTTCGGGCCATTTCTGCTAAACTACAAACTGGGCCGTGTAAAACTTCGAGGTCTTTGTTAATAAAAGTACGCAAATAAATTCTAAATGGGTCCCAATCTTGTTTTAAAAAGATATTAATAGGGATGGATCTGTTACTTTCCCACCACCAAGTATTGGCTAATTCTAAGAATAGTTTTTTTGCTTCTAAATCAGTTATACTTCCGAAGTCATAGATAGTAGTAATGACATCATCGCGATTTTGTATAATCCCTACATATTCTTGGGAGGCATAGACACACAGCGTTATAAACGGGTATTTGTCGGTTAATTTTGTGAAGATTTCTGCGTTCATCTATTAATAGTTATCATTTGGAATATTTATGGTTTAAAAATATCTCGTTAAATATCGGTAAATATTGTGTATGTATTCAACCACCGCTTACCTTTATCAGCAACGAACACAGGTACTCTTGATAGATTCAAGCGGGCAATTCTTCACAGCAAGGTACGACCCAGTGTACGCTAAACGACTAACCCTAAATTTAGGAGTAGATAATGTCCTCCTGTTTTCCTTTGTCAATCAGGACGAAAAGCCCGTTAATGTAAACGGTAGCACCTTTACATTCCGGATCACAAACACAGCAGGAACCGTGCTATTATTACAAGCACCTATGACGATTCTTAACGCAGCAACCGGCCAAGTTAAAGTTTCCATTCCTGCGGAAGATACCTTAGAATTAATTGCTCAGCCGGCAAGTTATTCTATCAGCGTACAAAGTGGTATATTAAATCAAGCAGTATTTACTAATGCCCAGGCTGGTGCCCGTGCCCCGATTGATTTGGTAAATTCAGTATTTCCACGATTTGTACCAAGTGTTCCACTTACAATTCCTACTACCAGCCTAAGCTCACAGACAAGTTTTGACGGAGCAGGATACGAACAATATCCGGGGTGGGCTGGTAACTGGTATTACGGGGGTAATGGTAGTTGGTATAATAACAACTATCAAAATACAGAATTCTATTCAAGTTTTATTGAGCCAAAAAATTATATCACAACAATTCAAATGGATTTGATTGGATACACTGGAACAATTAAGGCTCAGTTCGCTCAAAACTACGAAAGTATTTGGTACAACATTACAGAATCAACAACCTACTACAACGAAACAAGAACAATTTATATGAATGTAGCTGGTTGGTACCCATTGTTAAGACTATGTTTTAACAACAGTCTTTTCTCCACTCCAAATCCCCCAGGTGTGCCTGCGTCTGCTTATGCGGTATGTAACGAAGGAGTGCTTACTGATGTCGTTATACAAAATGGCGGATACGGTTATTTGGCTCCGCCACAAGTTGATATTGTAGGCAACGGTGCTGGCGCCAGAGTTACTTCTGTAATCGATGTTAACGGAACTGTCACTGGTTTTAATATTATTAATGGCGGATCTGGATATTGGCCAATACCTTCGGGCGGTGTTAATCCAGCAGCTTATCCGGTCCCACCAGCCCAGCAAGGCGCTTTCCCGATCATTTCAACTGGCTATATTACCAATATACTCTACCGTTAATTGTTGATTTTAGTGTTTTAATCTGCTATAATTGTAGCATGATTGATGTGATTTCTTTTCTTCCTAGTAAACGAAAACATACTAGCTCGGGCTGGATATCATTTAACGCACCTTGTTGTATTCATAGAGGCAATACTCAAGACAAACGACAGCGCGGCGGACTCAAACCTAACGCTGAAAACGGTTGGAGTTATCATTGTTTTAATTGTGGTTATACTGCTAGTTTTATTTTAGGTCGTAGCTTATCATTCAAAGCTCGAACACTATTAAAGTGGTTGGGTGTAGATCAGCAGAGTATTGAACAAATTAATATCGAAAGTCTACGACATCGAACTATGAATGGTTTGATAGAAAATCAAAAAACTAAGATTAAAGCAGTCGAATTTGAAGAGCGAGATTTGCCAGCTGATTTGGAACTTATAAACCTTGACAATCCTGACCATTTCCCGTATATTGAATACTTAGAAGGTAGATGTATTGATTGTGTGAGCTATCCATATATGGTAAGTCCGCAAGCTGAGGGAAGATCAAGCAAACGCATTGTAATACCATTTACACACAAAGGTGTAATAGTAGGAAATACTTCTAGATTTATCGATGGCAGACAACCTAAATTTATATCAGACACACAACAAGGTTATGTATTTGGAGTCGATTTACAGAAAGATAGTTGGGAACATCTAATCGTAGTAGAAGGAGTATTTGACGCACTTGCTATTAATGGCCTGGCGGTATTACATAATGATATTAACGATACACAAGTCCAGGTAATTAAAAGTTTAGGAAAGAATATAACAGTGGTGCCAGACCAGGACCAAGCTGGAATAGCATTAGTAAATAAGGCAATAGAATTAGGATGGGGTGTTAGTATCCCCGAATGGCCTGGCGGTGTCAAAGACGTAAATGATGCTGTAATTCGTATGGGCAAGGTTGCAACTTTACTAACTATATTAAATGCCAGAGAAACTAACAAATACAAAATTGAAATAAAAAGGAAGCAACTTGTTAAAAGATTATAGTATTGAAGTACAAAAATTATTTTTAGAAATGATGCTCAGCGATGCTGAATCATTTGTTCGTGTTCAAAATATCTACAACCCAGAAAACTTTGATCGTAGTTTACGAACGACCGCAGATTTTATTAAAACTCACTACGAAGAACACGGTTCACTTCCTGTATTAGCGCAGATTAATGCGGCGACAGGATCTAAATTAGAAGCCCTACCAGATTTGCCAGATGGTAATTTAGATTGGTTCATGGAAGAGTTTGAAGGTTTTACTAAAAAAGAAGAACTAAGTAGAGCAATTCTCAAGTCATATGATATGCTAGACAAGGGAGAGTTTGCGCCAGTAGAAAAATTAATCAAAGATGCGGTACAGATTAGTTTGTTAAAAGACATGGGCACAGATTATTTTGCCGATCCCAGGGGTCGAAATGACAAGTATTTTAATAGTGGTGGGCAAGTAAGTACAGGCTGGCCAAGTTTAGATAGAATATTATATGGTGGATTCAGTCGCGGAGAACTTAATATTTTTGCTGGGGGCTCGGGCTCGGGAAAATCTTTAGTTATGATGAATATTGCTATTAGCTGGTTGGAACAAGGACTAAGCGGAGCATATATAAGTTTAGAACTTAGTGAAGAACTAGTTGGATTGCGTACTGATGCTATGCTGTCCAGTATGTCAACTAAAGACATTCGTAAAGATTTAGAAACAGCTGAATTAAAAATTAAAATGTTTGGCAAAAAAGCTGGACAATATCGAGTAAAATCATTGCCAGCACAAAGTAACATTAATGATGTGCGTTCATATTTAAAAGAAGTACAAGTACAAACAGGAATTAAAGTTGATTTTATTATGGTTGATTATTTAGATTTATTAATGCCAGCTAGCGTTAAAGTTAACCCAAATGATCAGTTTATTAAAGACAAGTATGTGGCGGAAGAATTGCGTAACTTAGCGCAAGAATTGGGGATATTATTGGTTACCGCATCGCAGTTAAATCGCGGAGCAGTTGAAGAGATTGAATTCGATCATAGTCATATTGCTGGTGGTATTTCTAAGATTAATACCGCAGATAATGTATTTGGTATCTTTACAAGTCGTGCTATGAAAGAGCGTGGACGCTATCAATTACAATGTATGAAAACTCGTACAAGTAACGGGACAGGGCAAAAGGTAGAATTAGACTATAATGTTGAAACCATGCGTATTACTGATTTACCTGAAGATGCTGCTCCTGTAAATTCATTCAAAAAATCTAACATTTACGACAGTATAAAAACACAAAGTAAGGTTAGTAGTGGTGAAACTATTGACGCTGGTACGGGTGAAATTGGAAAAATTACGGCAGAAGTACAAAGTAGCAAATTAAAGGCATTATTGGGGCAAATTAAACAGAATTAAAAGCCAGACTATAATTTAAATTGTAATAAATAATAAAAAGGTTCTGGCAATTATGCAAAAGAAAACCCGCAGTTTATTAGAAGAATTAGATAGTATGTATATCGAGCGTGATCAGCGTCATGTTATCGAAAATCGTGCCTCTAATATCATTTCTTCAGCTATTCGTTTATTGGAACAAATTGACGAAAACTATCCACCAGAGCAAGCAGAGAACCTTACCCGTAAATTAATTAATGCGATTAAACTCCGTAATCCAGAAAAATTTACTCGCACAGTAAGGAAGACCGATGCAAATTCATGAAATAACTAAGCGCCAGCGTATAGACGAAGGTTTATTGGGTGATGTAAAAAATGCTATTACTAGAAAAGCTACGGCTGTTTATAAAGATAAAACACAAGCTATTAAAGACAAAGTAGCGGCTGTAAAAAACATTCCAACCCAAGCTAAACAAGACTATCTTGGCGGTGTAAAAGCTGCTAAAAGATCAGGCGAAGATAATAATCTAATGGCAAGAATGGCTGGTGTTGGTAACATTTTTACCAAAGCAGGCGACCGCTGGCAGGAAAAACAATGGGATAAAACACAGGATACAAGAAATAGTCAAGCCGCTGATGCGGCTAAAATCTTGGCTAGAAAAGGTTTTAAAGTTGATACTACAACTCCGGCCGCCAGAGCACAAACTCCTACTAGAGTTAAACAACAAAAACTTGCTCAACTACAACAGGCATTTGATCAAGAATTTGAACTTATGCCAAATGCGGCTCAAATGCATGCTCAGCAACAAGCAGCAAAAGCAGAAAAAGCAGCAAAAGCCTATGCTCCAAAAACACAACAAAATATAGCGGCACAAAATAAACAAATGAGTCCACAGTCAGGAATTAAAGAAGCACAAGTTGATCCAAATAAACTGGCCACTATGAAAGCAAGGGCGAAAGCTCCTGGTGTTACCCAACCAAACAATGACACAACAAAAAAAGATATCGCTACTGAATTTCCAGGCTGGATAAGGCAAAAAATACCAGGATTGGATAAAGCCCCGCCTGAAGTTACAACAAAATTAAACGGCATTTTTTCACAAATGAAAATACAAGCAGGAAAAAATCCTAAAGCAGTTGATCAAGCATTTCAACAATATGCTGATTTAGCATTATCTTCTGTAGCGCCGGCTCAAGATCAGCAAAGACAGCAAGGGCAACAAGCTCAAGGTGGAGCAGATCCTAGCGCAGGATATGCCCGCAATGGTATTGCCAACTCCATAGGATTAGACTCATCGGCTGTTGCTGCTCTCCAACAGCGTATTATACAAAATAAAGAACCACTTAGATCCACAGATACTGGTTCTCCTACTGTAAATAAATTAATACAGGCGCTGTTAAAGAAATGAGCTTACTTAAAGAAGGCGGCAATGTTTTCAAGAACGATGATAAACAAGCTCTGACCCAAAGAATCAATCAAACTGATGTAGCTATTACAGTTGATTGGTTAGAACAATTAACTGACCTCGATTTGCGCGGCGAGATAGATCCTGATACTGGCTATCCAGAACGCTGGTTAGGGAGCTCAGGTAAGAAATCTACATCGGGAGATCTTGATTTAGCTGTCAATGCTAACGAAATCACCCAGCAACAATTAGTAGCAGAGCTGACCCAATGGTGTAATAGTCATAAATTAGATCCAAAAGAATATGTTAAGAACGCAGGCGGCCAAGTACACTTTAAAACGCCAATAGGCGGTAATCCAGACAAAGGCTATGTACAGACAGATTTTATGTTTATGAAAGATATGGGCGTAGGTCAGTTCTTTTTACAAGCATCACCTAATTCAAAATTTTCAGGTCAAGATAGAGCAGTGGTAGTAAATTCACTAGCTAAAGCATTTGGTTATAAATTAGACATGCGTCGTGGTATTATCGATCGTGCTAATGAAGAAGTAGTTGAAACGGATCCTGACAAGATCGCTAAATTATTACTCAGTCCCGGAGCGACAAAGAAAGATCTTACCTCCGTGGAAAACATTGTCCAGGCATTAGAAAAAGACCCTAAAAAAGATGAAAAATTAGCAGATGCTAGAACACATTTCCAAAAAGTTGGCGTCCCATTTTTTGAAAATACAAGCACAGAACTTTATACAGAAGTACATTTTTTAGCTCGCTTGCGTGATCGTATTGTTAATCAAGGCATGGAAAAATTAATCGAAAATACAGAAGTACAAGGTGGCAAAGCCAAAGGCATCGAACACATCGAAGATTTAGTATTTAGAAAAGGAACCGCAGGTATTAAGGAAGCACTTGCGGTCATTGAACATCTTAAAGATAACACAAAATCATCTGTTACAGTTAAGTGGGATGGCAAACCTGCGGTAGTGTTTGGGCGCGAACCTAATGGAACTTTTGTGCTAACCGATGTAGCCGGGTTTGGTGCTGTAGGCTATAATGGTATGTTTACTAGTCCAAAACAAATCACACAACATTTAGCTAATCGCGATAACGAAGCAAAAGCCCAAGGCAAGTCAGCTAATCGGGTGGCTCAGCTAGCCCCCATATATCAAACATTATGGCCCATGCTTGAAGCCGCAACTCCGAAAGATTTTAAAGGTTATATCCAGGGCGATTTGTTGTATATTGCAACTCCTCCAGAAGTATCAGGCGCTTTTGTATTCAAACCTAATACAGTGGAGTATAATATTCCAGCTAGTTCTAAATTAGGCGAAGAAATTGCCGAAAGCCATGTGGGGATCGCTATACACACTTATTATAAAGAACAAGGCGCTGGTAAAGAACCATTAAGCAAGGTTGATCTAAATACAGTTCCAGGTTTGTTATTAATTGAACCTATAGCCCCGCAAGAAAATGTTAAGCCTACAGATAGTAGTTTAGTTAAGCAATTGAAGAGTTTGGTAAGCAGTAGCGGAACAGCTATTAATACTCTGTTTAGCCCTGCTGAATTACGCCAATTACAAATTAGTGATTTACCAAGACTATGCGTTGACTATATTAATAGTTTAGTCAAAGATGATTCTGTAGCAGACTTTGATCCCAATACATTGTTACCAGGATTTGGCAAATGGTTACAGTCTAAAGTGACTCCCCGCAAATACAACAACATTGTGGAATACTTACAAAGTCCTCGTAGTAACATGGACGGTATGAGTGCGGCGTTTACAGCCTTTGTATTGCTACACAATATCAAGATGGATATGCTACAGCAGCTAGACCGTCAACACCCTGGGCAAGAAGGCTGGGTAATCGCTCACCCAGGTGGAATTACTAAATTTGTTAATAGATTTGGCTTTTCCCGGGCAAATGCGGCCCAGAATGCCCCACAATCCTAATCCAACTCCTTAATTTTTTACCAAAAGACTAAATACACGTAGGACCTTTGAGTCCACATATAAAAGGAGAATTAAAATGGCATCAATTCCATTAGTATCAGGTGGTTCACAACCAGTATTCGCTATTGACACAAACAATGGCCCACAATTAGCAGCAAACGTAACCTACACACCAGTAGGCACACCAACAAACTTCATGGGCCCAGCTCTTGACTTTTTTGGTATTGACTTAGGTGCTGATCCTTCAGCGCAAGCAGGTGTTAACGGCGCAATCCAGTATGTTTTGCAAAATATTCAGCAAACAAGTACTGTAGCAATTTATCAAGTTGCCGCAACTGCTAACGTTACAAACATGAGTATTGCTCTGTATCCAGTTGGTGCTTACACCGCGGCTACACTCCAAGCATCTATCCGCACATTGGGTGCTAACGTTGGTGGCACAGGTTACGACGCTACTGGCGCAACTGTAACAAATGTTGGTTTCCGTTTGGCTTCTACAGCTACAACAGCAAGCTAATTTTAAAGTTTACTTTAAAATATCAAGAAAGCACCGCAAGGTGCTTTTTTGTTGACTGGATTTTCTAAACATAAGTAAACATGCTCGTGTAGCAATCTTGTCCTGCATAGGGCGGGACTTGAACGACACTCACATACACAGGAGAAAAACATGAGCAAAACACCTTACGAGATCCGTCTCGAACTTCTCAAAATGGCTAACGAGATTCTCGCAACGCCAGTCTTCCAAACACGCCAAGCATTAAGCGAAGAATACCATTCCAAGCTAAACGATGCTAATCGTGGTACGCTTCCTTATCCAACCATGCCAGACTTTCCGTCCAGCACGGATATTGTTAGCAAGGCAGAAGAACTTAAAAAGTTTATAGACCAAGCGTAATTAAAAAGCCCCGAAAGGGGCTTTTTTGTTGGGCTGCTGATTATAGGTTAAATATACCTATATTATGACAATCAATAAAATTACCGAAGTTACCATATTTGAAAGCCCCGATGGCGGTCGCACAGTTTACGCTCGACACCCTGGGAGTAGTACAAGAGAATTATATAGTCGCGATCCCAAATTAGTTGAAGAAGAAAATGAATTAAAACAACAAGAGCGTTGGCAATATATTTTAGCGGCTAGAAAAAACAATTCAGCAATAGACAACCTTTGCGAACAAGCGGAAATTTTATATGAATTGTCCAAAAAGGCATTGTGAAATTTATTTGTAAAACCTTCTTTGATATTACAGCCACAGGTGTAACAGGGCATTATAAATCTTCCCGAGTACCATTTCGAGATTTAAATGGTACTAATATCGAAAATGAAATATCATGGAATCGTGCTAGAAATCAACAGAGAAATTGGGAGACTATAACTCAACTAATAAGTCTACGAACACAAATTTCAGAATTACAAAATCCTAAAAAAGATAAAAATACATGGAGTTTTGAATTTGAATCTGAGACTCCATATGCGTTTGGCTCCCAAGAGAACCCTACAGAATTGTTATTATCTGACTCAGCAGGTGTTCCAATGCTAGTAGGATTAGGAAATATTAAAAATTTAGCACCATTATTAGTTGTGTCGGGCACTGATCAAAATATATGGTTTGACATATTATAATAAATATATGATACTAAAATAGGATAGAATATGAGCGTCGAAGCCACTGAAATTGAAAAAAAGAGTCTAGAAGCTCATGTGGAGCTCTGCGCCGAACGCTACAATGCGTTGGAAGATAAAATGACAGCCATGGGTGAGAACATCTCACATCTTTGTGTCATGGTCCAGGATGTTAAAGCTAGTGTGAGTAAATTAAATGAAAAAAATACAGATAGACTTATCAGTTGGGGCATTGGTATTATTGGTTGTTTAGGTGCTTCAACTGTCTACCTTATAACACACTACGTTCTCAAATGATTGACAATACCCAGGAACTCACCAAATTATTTCGTAAAGAATTTCCAGATTTATCTGCTAATCTCATATGGAAAAATGATGCCGGCGAATACGAAGTATTTGAACGTTATGTAATATCTCCAGAAAAACATGGATATCGAGTATATTGTTCAGCTACAGATGTAGGGTTCTTTAGTACTACAAAAACAGCATTAAGCTGGTGTATAGCTGACAAATACACATATTATAATTTAGCCCGGGATATACTGACATTAGACAATAAATTAAGCTCATTAGTTTCAGATATATCCACAAGAGCCAACCTAGCAGACCGTAGTAAACAGCCCTTATTTCGTGAAACTATAGAAACCAAGCTAGAAACCAAGATTATACACAAAAAACAGGTGGAGCAGGAATTAACCAAATGCGTCAATTATGCTAAATACTGTCAACAACGAGGATTTAATAATGAAACTGTTCGAACTGGCCGCACCCAAGCCATCAAAGCAAGCCGCTAAGGTATTTGAGAGTTATTTCGGTGACTCTATTAATGTAGACGTTATGTCCGCAAAACAAGCCCGTATGATGTTAAACAAAGTACGCAAGCTGGTAAACGAACATCGTCAAACATCAGCTTTTCATCACAGCGAAAAGAACCCAGCTTATTTGAAGTTGATGATGATGGAAAGAGTATTAACTACTAAAGTTAATGAAACTCCTACTGTGGCTGTTGGTTCAACTGCTGGCGCTGACCAAAATCAAAAAGATTCCACATCCGGTATGCCTCCAACTAATCCTACTGTAGCTGCCGGCGATGCTGCCAAGAAACAACAACAGCAAGCCCAAGTCAATACCATTAGTGATCCTAAACTTAAATCTGCTATGCAAAAAGCTACGCAAGGTCAATCACTAAATCCAGCTGATCAACAATTGGTTGCTCAAGCTGCTCTACAAACAGAAAGCAAACAATTGAGACATAGTTTATATAAGATTCTTCGTGAATCAGAAGTACAACAAGCACAAGTTGTATTAGCCGCACAGGACATGGTAGACAATGTTCAAAAAATGAGCGAAGAAATTTCAAGTATGCAGTTTAAAGATTTGCCAGCACTATGCGATCAAATCAAAAATCAAATTGGTGTTGACCAAGCAATGCAGTTCAACACAGATGCGACTGCCGCTCTTGCTGGACTGTTACAGAACCTACAAGGGGCTAGACAACAATTAGACCAAGCTCTTGGTGTTGTTACTGGTCAAGCTGCTCCTAGTATTCCTGGCCAAGAAGAAATGGATGCTGACCTAGGTGCTGAGATGGGTGCCGATGTTGGTGCTGATTTAGGTGTCGAGATGGGCGCCGAAGAACTTCCACCAGAAGAACCAGAAGCTCCTGAAATGGGTGGCGCAGGCTTAGGTCGCGCTAAACGCTAAATGTTAATCTTTGAAGTAGAAAATCCAGAAACCGTCGACTCCGGTAAGCTCATGTCATTGACTCAATTCCTTGCCGGCCGTGCCGGAGACACTGATTCAAAGAAACAAATTTCCACACAGGCATTTATTGATTTAGCACAAAGTCTCGGAGTTAATGTTACTACCGATACATTGGGTGATTTAATTGCCAAAGATCCTCTGAAGAATGTACTACTCCCATACGAACCAAATTCAGGGGTAGTTAAATTTAAAGGCAATGACGAGCCCGGTGAACAGCCAATGGACACTGATCAAGCAGAAAAAGTAGTAAGTTCAAACGCCAAAGCCGCTATGAAACGCGGATTATCTAAATAAATCAATGCTATACAGTAGTTGACAAACAATTCGAAACTAAGTACAATTAAGTTAGTATCATAAAAGGAGAGTCAAAATGAAAAAGATTCTAGTAATAGTATTATTAGCATTATCAACCACTTCGATGGCGCACGGGTATCACGGCGGATATTATTATAATAATAATCAGTGGGTAGGCCCTGCGGTAGCTGGAGTAGTAATCGGCGGTTTGGCCGCAAGAGCATATTACACACCTCCTCCAGTTTATGTTCAGCAACCGCAGGTAATTTACATTCAGCAATCTATTCCTCCTGGATATGTTCAACAACAGATTTTAGATGCTAATTGTAATTGTTATCGTACAGTACTGGTACCACAATAATGGCTTACTCAGATAAGGTAATCGATCACTATGAAAATCCAAGAAATGTTGGTAAGATGGATGCCACTGATAGCAGTATCGGCACCGGTGTTGTCGGTGCACCTGCTTGCGGTGATGTCATGCGTTTACAAATAAAGGTAGAAGATGGAATTATTACGGACGCCAAGTTCAAAACGTATGGCTGTGGGTCGGCGATCGCTTCGAGCTCACTTGTCACGGAGTGGGTCAAGGGCAAAACGCTGGAGCAGGCTGGATCAATTAAGAATGCTGAAATTGCAGAGGAACTCTGTCTCCCGCCGGTTAAGATTCATTGTTCAATCCTTGCGGAAGACGCTATTAAGGCGGCAATAGAAGATTACATAAAAAAACAATGATTACTGTTACAGATACAGCCGCTAAAAAAATTAAAACCAATATAGAAAAACGAGGCAAAGGCATTGCCGTCCGTATAGGTGTTAGAACCACCGGATGTTCGGGCCTTGCTTATATAATGGAATATGTAGACGAGCTTACTATCGATGATATTTTGCTTTCAGATAATGGCGCTGTAATTGTAGTGGATCCAAAATCTTTACCTATGGTAGCTGGTATCACCGTAGATTATGTTAGACAAGGTCTTAACGAAGGTTTTGAATTTATCAACCCATTGGAAAAAGACCGTTGCGGATGCGGCGAGTCCTTTCGGATATAACAAGGTTGACAACCTCATAGTAGGTTGCTATACTAGATACAATGTACAATCCAAAATTTGCGTATCACGAATTATCCCGCACAAGCGAAGAAGGTCGCCGCTTATATCTTACTCCAGATGGTAAAAAGGTTCCTAGTGTAACTACAATTCTTAGTGCCACTGAACCAAAAGAGAAAAAAGAAGCACTACAAAACTGGCGCAAGCGAGTTGGTGTAGACAAAGCTCAAGCAATTACTACAGAAGCCGCTAATCGTGGTACACGCATGCACACGTACCTAGAGCGTTATATTAAAGAAGGCGCCATGCCAGATAAAGGCTCAAACCCGTTTGGATGGGCAAGCCACGCTATGGCCGAAACTGTTATCCGAGATGGTCTTAAAAATGTTGATGAATTGTGGGGGGTAGAAATTCCATTATTTTTTCCTAGTTTATATGCGGGTACCACCGATGGGTGTGGCATTCACATGGGCGACGAAAGTATTATTGATTATAAACAAACTAATAAACCTAAAAAAGCTGAATGGATTCAAGATTATTATCTTCAGCTGGTAGCATACGCATTAGCGCATAATGAGGTTTACAAAACTAACATTCGCAAAGGCGTAGTGTTGATGTGTGTTAAACCTGAAACTGACTTAATGGGCAATTTGATTACAGACCCGCAATATCAAGAATTTACACTAGAACCCAGCGATTTTGACTACTGGGAGCAAGAGTGGTGGAAACGATTGGAGCTCTACTACACGATTAGCTAAATACTGTATAATAAGGAATACAGTAAATGGCTATTGTCCAAATCTCACAGATTACTAACCGCTTAGGTTTAAACACAGATTTACCCCAATTAGCGGGTGCTGAATTAGGCTGGTCCACTGATACTCGTCAGCTTTACATCGGTAACGGTACTTTAGAGCAAGGCGCTCCTGTTATCGGAAATACTGAAATTTTAACAGAATTTTCAGATATTTTAAATTTGGCAACGGCATATACCTATAAAGGGACGGCTGCAGGATATACTGTACAAACAGGTCCAGCACCTGGAACTCCAATTACATTAAGTTTACAGAATTGGCTCGATCAGTTTGCTACAGTAAAAGATTTTGGTGCTAAAGGCGATGGCCTAACCGATGATACTGACGCAATTAATCGTGCGTTAAATCAGTTATATTGCCAACAAAATAATGTGCAAATTCGCCGTTCATTATTTTTTCCAGCTGGAAAATATATTGTAAGCGATACTATCGATATTCCTCCATATGCTACACTATATGGTGAAGGCCCAGAAAATTCTATTATACAAATGATCGATGGCGGTGCTGGAACTTGTGTAGCACAAACAGCAGATAGCTTGCAACAAACTGGTGTTAACATAGGTAGTGGCGGAGCAACTCCTCCCACCGACATTAATATTATTAACATGGCTTTTCAGAGTTTAGATGATTCAAAAAATATATTTTTAGTTGAATCAGCTACCAATTGCGAATTTCAAGGTGTAAGTTTTATAGGTCCTGGGACTACTAGTAGTTTAATCAATGACGCTTTAAACACTAGTGGAGTGCTAGTTGGCAGTTCTATGTTAACTACTAATAATATTTTACTCAACGGCTGTAGATTTAATGGTACCACTTATGGGGTCAGCTCTAACGACCAAATGAAAGGTGTAACCATTGCTAATTCTAATTTTAATATTTTATTCGAAGGGGTAGCATTAGGCACTGGAATTCTTATTGGCAGTGGCCCAACCGGAACCCGCATTACAAATAATGTATTTGACAACATATACGATGCTGGTATTACTTTTGGGAACATTAGCCTTAATGCTACTGGTTATAATATTTTCTACGATGTTGGTAATCAGTTCAACGGAGTCGCAAACCCGTACTCGCCAGTAATTATATTTGACGGCAACAATAATGCTAGTATTGGTGATATGTTTGAGCGTACAGATGCTTATGCTGAAATTCATCCAAGAGTTGATTTAAACGGGACACAAAGCATTGCTTCTACTAACGGTAGTCAATTACAATTAGGCGCTTATACTAGACAATCAGGAATAACCACTACACTATTAGATAACCAATCGTCGGCTCAGACAATCTTTACAGTAAGTCCTTTGACTTCTCGGGCGTTTGTTGTTAACTATACAATAATTCGTACCGAAGGTTATCGCACTGGTAGTTTAATTGTAACATCCATGGGGACTTCGACTACGGTTCAATACATGGATGATTATGTTGAAAGTGAAATTACTGGTATTAATTTGAGTGTGATCCAAATTGCCGAAGGCGATGTTATGTCAATTCAATATACTTCAACATCGACAGGCGAGGCGGCCCAGATGCGTTATTCTATTTCTTATCTTAATTAATGTGGCAAAAAAACTTTGTCGATAGGTTAGAAGCCTGGGCAGAACTACGCACTCAAGCTCAGGAACTATCTTTGGAAGAAGCTCTCCAACTTGTCAATAGTTGGTGGCACCAATCTCCATGGCAACCGTATTACTTACATTGGGATGATCAGCCAAAATGGCCGGATCCATGGCAACTTTTGAATGATAATGTCTATTGTGATCTTGCTCGCGGGCTCGGAATACTATATACTGTAAGTATGTTGAACCATAAAGATTTGACATCGTATGAGCTGGTTTTGACTGAGGATGGCCGTAATTTAGTCTTGATTAACAAAGTAAAATATACACTTAATTGGGACGATATAGTCTTAGTAAATACTCCACTAGTTGGTAAAGCAAAAAAACGATTTATCAACGCTACCATATAATAGAAGTATAAGTAGTAAACAAATAATAAAACGAGAGTTAGATGACGCAAATTACAGTAGTTAAAAGAAGCGGCGCAAAAGAGCCACTACACATTGACAAGTGGCAGGCACAGGTTGCTAAAGTATGTCAAGGTATTGCTGATGTAAGTCAGTCAATGATTGAAATCAAAGCACAATTACATTTTTATGATGGTATCACAACAAAAGAAATTGACGGAATTACTTTACGAGCTATTGTAGATCTTATTGATATTGAAAGTAATCCAGACATTGGTCATACTAACTATCAATTTGTGGCAGGCAAACAACGATTAAGCATGTTGCGTAAAGATGTATATGGTTCCTACGAACCTCCACATTTATACGAAATTGTAAAAAGGAATGTAGCTACTGGCCTTTATACTCCAGAACTTCTTGAATGGTACACAGAAGACGACTGGAACAAGATGAATGATATGCTCGACCACGAGAAAGACGAAGGATACAGTTATGCAGCTATTGAACAACTTATTGAAAAATATTTGGTACGAAACCGAGCTACAAAAGAAATTTATGAAACTCCGCAAATTAGATACATTATTGCGGCAGCTACAGTCTTTCATAAAGAAGAGCCGAATAGCGCAAGAATGCGTTACATTAAAGAATATTATACAGCGGCATCCGATGGTTTGTTTACTCTTGCTACACCTGTCTTGGCTGGGCTTGGCACTCTTACTAAACAGTTTTCTAGTTGTGTGCTTATCCGCAGTGACGACAATCTGGATAGCATATTTGCTTCTGGAGAGATGATGGCCAAGTATGCCGCTAAAAGAGCCGGCATAGGTTTAGAAATAGGTCGGTTACGACCATTAGGCAGTCCTATCCGTGGCGGTGAAGTTATGCATACTGGCATGGTACCTTTCCTTAAAAAATGGTTTGGTGATTTAAGAAGTTGTTCGCAAGGAGGAATTCGCAATGCTTCTGCTACTGTGTTTTATCCAATTTGGCACTATCAGTTTGACGATCTTATTGTACTCAAGAACAATCAAGGAACTGATGAAACCCGTGTAAGATTTATGGACTATGGTGTTGTAATGTCTGCTTTCTTTTGGAGACGTTTTAAGAATAAAGAAAATATTACATTCTTTGATCCTAATGAGGTACCTGACTTATACGAAGCATTTTATCAAAATACAGAACTATTCGAAGAGCTGTACGTGAAATATGAAAAGCGTAAGGACCTACGTAAAAAAGTAATGAACGCCGAAGATGTGTTCAAA